ATTGATAGAATTTACATAAAAACACAAACTACTTTAAATGAGGAAGATCAACTTAAATGTGACTTAATTCTTGAAAAAGTAGGTATAATTAAAAGAGATACAGATAATGTTAATATCATATATTTTGATGTTGAAGCTTTTAGTTCTTTATTAGCTTGTGAAGATATAAAGATATTAAATACTATTAAAAATACAGCAAAAGTTAAAGTTTCAAAAAAAGATAAGGAAGAATCAATGCTTCAAAAAGTAAAAGAAGCTATTATAACTCCTGATTATGACATTATGATGGCTTTAAGAGATTGGATAGATTCAATGTATACAAAACGTCCTGTAAATCGTACTCAATTAGCTTTATTTCAAAAGACTTTAAATGATTACTGTAAAGGCGATAAGCAAAAAACTATTGAAATTATTAATATAGCTAGTATAAGACAGTATATAGATTGTTCTTGGGCTATAAAAGTTTATGAAGATTCTTTAACTAAACCTGTTTCAAATATAAATTCAAATAATACAAGAGTAACTGCATTTAGTTCAGTAAATTCACAAAGACAAACTAAGAACGTAGGAAGTGAGGTATTTTAATGGTAACATTAACATATAAACTTCAATATACTCCTGTAAAAGAATATATAAATATTGATTCAAGTATTTATATATGTTCAGACAATAAAGTTCATATTAGATTTAGAGATTTTAATACTGAACAAATAATATCAGGATTTGAGAAAAAATTAACTTATTTAATAAGTTATTTAATGAATTTTTGTTATTTACCTAAAGTTATAAAAAATTATAAAGAAGAAGATTTAATAAAAGATTTTTTAAAAACAAGCGATATAAATACTGTTATAAACACAATTAAAGTATTTAGTCATGGAAAACCTTTCAGAGGCCTTAAACTAGCTAAAAACTATCGTAAAAGAGCTTGTAAGTATTTTGGAAATTTAAATTTAAATTACTTTCCTTTAAATAAAGAGAACTCTGATATAGAAACTGCAGGAACTTTACAAACATTTCTAGATACTTTTAAAATCTCATTAGAAGATTATTTATTTAATGACGCTTATGAAATAATTTTAGGTAATTTTAAAAATAAATCTAATAATAAATTTAAAGATAAATTATTAAGAAAAGAAGAAAGAAATAATTCATCTTATGATTTTGTAGAATTATGATAAGGAGAGAATATTATGGTAAAAACTAATGATATTATAAAATGTCCTCATTGTGGTCATGAATACTTTCCAGGTGAAATTTATTTACCAAAAGCTTTAGTAGGACAACCAAAAAATGTAGTAAAAGATTCAAATGGAATGATAATTAGTTATGAAGGAACTTCACCTGATTTAAAAGAAAAATATAATTGTGATAATTGTAAAAAGGATTTTTCAATTGAAGCAACACTAACATTTAAAACTTCTGAAGTTAAAGATATTTTTGAAGAGTTATTTACAACTAATTTAAAATAATATGATTTATATAAAAGAAGATATACCTCAAAAAATTTCAGGAGTAACATCTTTATTTATAAAATTTGATTTTAATCAAGAAATAATAGATATTTTAAAAAGTTGTGATAAATATATTTTTCATAAAAAATTATTATGCTGAGAATTACCTATAACTTCTTTAAGTTATTTATTAGATAATTTAACTTACATTGATGATATAAATTTAGAAATATTACCTAAAGAAGAAAATAAAGAATATTTTTATCCTAAATTAATTTATCAGTATAAAACAAAACCTTTTGAACATCAATTAGAAGGAATTGAATTTGGATTAAATAAAAATTCATGATTACTTTTAGATGATCCAGGATTAGGTAAAACTTTACAGGTAATTTATTTAGCTGAAGAGTTAAAAGCACAAAAAGGATTAGAACATTGTCTAATTATTTGTGGAATTAATTCTTTAAAAACTAATTGGGAAAAGGAAATAAAAAAACATTCTAATGAATCAGTTAGAGTAATTGGAAAAAAGATAAGTAAAAAAGGTAAAATTAGTTATGCTCCTATAAAAGATAGAGCAAAAGAAATTATGGAACCTTTAAATGAATTCTTTCTAATAACTAATATTGAAACTTTAAGAAGTGATGATGTTATAACTGCTTTAAAAACAACTAAAAATAATATTGGAATGGTTGTTGTAGATGAAGCACATAAATGTAAAAATAGTTCTTCAACTCAAGGAAATAACCTATTAAAACTAAAAAATTATAAACATAAATTAGGTTTAACAGGAACTTTAATTATGAATAAACCTTTAGATGCTTATACAATTTTAAAATGAATTGATGTAGAAAAATCTAATTTAACAAATTTCAAGTCTCAATATTGCGAATTTGGAGGATTTGGAGGACATCAAATAGTAGGATATAAAAACTTAGATATCTTAAAAGATGAAATAGAGAGTTGTTCTTTAAGAAGAACTAAAGATATGTTACCTGATTTTCCTTCAAAAACAGTAATAAATGAAATACTTGAAATGAATGAAACACATAAAAAATTTTATGATAGTGTAAAAGCTGGAATTAAAGAAGAATGTGATAAAATAGAATTAAATTCAAATAATGTATTAGGATTAACTGTAAGATTAATGCAGGCAACATCTTGTCCATCACAACTAACTACTCAAAATATAAAATCATCAAAACTAGAAAGAGTTAAAGAATTAGTTGAAGAGATTGTAGGGAATAATGAAAAAGTTGTTATAATGTCAACATTTAAAGATCCTTTAAATGAATTATATTCAGAATTAAAAGAATATAATCCTTTACTTGGAACTGGAGATATTTCAGATGATGAATTCTCTAAAAATGTTGATTTATTTCAAACAAATGATAAATATAAAGTATTTTTAGCAACTGTAAGTAAATCAGGAACAGGAATAACTTTAAATGCAGCTAGTTATATGATATGTATAAATACTCCTTGAACATCTGCTGTCCAAAAACAGGCTGAAGATAGAATTCATAGAGTTGATAATAAAAAACCAGTTTTTATATATAAACTAATTTGTGAAGATACTGTTGATGAAGTTGTAGAAAATATTATAGCTACTAAACAAGCTATAAGTGACTTTATAGTTGATGATAAGATGGATGATAATTCTATTAAATTATTAAGAGAATTTATTCAAGATCTATAATTTAAAATTATCTCGTTATTGAACGCTAAAATAATTACAAAAGCGATTCAGCAGAAAGGATTTTTATATGGATAAAGTTGTAAAAAGAAACTCTAGTTTAGAAGAGTACAATGAAGATAAAATTAAAATGGCGATCTTTAAAGCTAATAGAGAAGTAGCTAGAAAAGATAGAGCTAGTGAAGATGATATTCAATTTATATTAAATTATATAAATGGATTAAATCGTCAAAGAATGAAAGTAGATGATATTCAAGATATAATTGAAGATCAACTAATTGTTCTAGGTAAAGGTAATTTAGCTAAGGAATATTATCATTATCGATACAAGAAAGATTTGTTAAGAAAAGATAATACTACTGATAGTGCTTTAAAAGAATTAATGGAAGGAACAAGTGAATATTGGAATACTGAAAATTCTAATAAGAATGCTAAAACAGTTACTGTTCAAAGAGATTATTTTGCAGGTATTACTTCCACAGATTATACTAGCAGAGTATTATTGCCAAAAGAAGTAGTTAAGGCGCATAATGATGGTATTATTCATTTTCATGATGCAGATTATTTTGCACAAAATGCGTTACATAATTGTGACTTAATTAACTTAGAAGATATGTTACAAAATGGAACAATGATAAATGGAGTAATGATTGAAAAACCACATAAATTATTAACAGCTACAACAATTGCTACACAAATTATAACTGCTGTAGCAAGTTCTCAATATGGTGGATGTACAGTATCATTAACTCATTTAGCTCCTTTTGTTAGAGATAGTTACAATTATTATGTAGATAGATATAAATCACGTGGTGAAAACATTGATGATGTTATTAAACATGCAAATGAAGATTTAAAATCTGAAATTGAGGCATCAGTACAAACATTTAATTATCAGATAAATTCAATGTCTACCACTAATGGCCAAGCCCCATTCTTAAGTGTGAATATGTATTTAGGGGAAACAGATTTATATAAGAATGAATTAGCTATGTTAATTGAGGAATTTTTAAAACAAAGAATTTTAGGAATGAAAAATGAAAAAGGTGTATATATAACTCCGGCATTCCCTAAGTTATTATATGTATTAGAAGAAGATAACATTCATAAAGATTCACAATTTTATTATTTAACTGAATTAGCAGCTAAATGTACTGCTAAGAGAATGGTTCCTGATTATATATCAGAAAAGGTAATGAAACAGTTAAAACATAGTTCCATTGGAAGTGATGATTGTTATCCATGTATGGGATGTAGATCATTCTTAACACCTGATAGATTTTCAATAACTGCCGGAAATATAAGTAAATCATCTAATTACATAACTCAAAATAATAAAAGAATACAAATAGCTGAAGAATTTGAATTAATAGATTAATCACGGTGTAGTTATTATTATTTTACTCCTCAATTAATTCACTAAATTAATTGAGGAGTTGATAACATGAATATAACTAAAATTTTTAAGTATTACTATTTATATGAAATAAAGGTGAATAACAATAGTAGTTCGTTACATAATAAATATTACTATGGAATGCATTGTACTGATAATCTGGATGATAATTACTATGGTTCAAGTGTAATATTAAAAAATTACAAAAAGAAATATGGTAATGAAGGGTTAGAGAAAAGTATTTTAGCTTTCTTTTGTAATTATAATGATTTGGCTGAAGCAGAAAAACAATTAGTTAACAGTAAAAAAGTGGAATTAGGTGATAATTGTTTGAATTTAAATGATGGCGGATTTGGCAGTTTTACTTTTATAAATCAAACATTAACTGATGAACAAAAACATATAAATGCTTCTAAAGGTGGTCAAGGAAATAAACTTAAATTACAGAATAGAGATAATTTAAAAATTTTTAGAGATAAATGTATTGCTTATCATAAAAATATGTCTGAAGACAAAAAAGAAGAGATATATAATAAAGTATCTAGTTCTCTTAAATCTTGATATGCTGATGATAAAAATAAAAATGCAATAGAATCTAAAAAAATTAATAATAGAAATAGTAATAAAATTAAAAGTAGAGAGTGGCGAAAAGAATTTAATTCCTTATTCGGTCATACACCTGAGTTTTATAGGAAATATAATAAATTAAAAGAAGTAAGTGAATTATTTCGTAATAG